ATATCCACGATGAGATGCAAATTGAGGCCCGGGCTGACATAGCCGAAGAGGTCGGGAAGGTATGCGTTGAATCCATCCGAGCGGCTGGACGCTCCTTCAACTTTCGTTGTCCTTTGGACGGCGAATACAGAATAGGCCCTAATTGGGCCGAAACACACTAATGCAAAGGAGGGAATGGGATGAGAGTTACTTGGCTGGATACTTCGACGGAGAAGGGATGGTCAGAATCGAAGCAGAAGGTTCGGTTATGGCCCAAATTCATTCGTGCTATCCAAGTATTCTTCGTGACGTCCACAAGCGCTTTGGTGGCACTATTCGACGGTTTCATTTCAAAGACAAACCGAAGTGGCGTCCGTCTTATCAATGGAGGGTTTATGGCAACCAAGCACTTAGATTCTTGGCGTGCGTTTACCCATTTAGCCGTGAGAAAAAACGCCAAATCCAGTTGGCGCTTAACTTCTATCAGGCTGGGAAAGCCCGCCGTGAAGCAATTAAACGACAAATAACAAAACTAAAAAGGGAGGTATACAAATAACATGAAACGAGTAGCCATGATCGACGGGGACATTGTAGCGTACCAGCAGTCTGGTTTATGCGAGGTCCCCACAAATTGGGGAAACGATATATGGACTTTGCACGCTGACGCAAAAGAGGCAAAGCAGAAGGTTGACGTGTTCCTAGCGGACCTAAAGGAAGAGATTGAAGCTGACGAAATGCTGTTGGCTGTCTCTGGACCAGACAACTTTAGAAAGGTTATCTATCCGCCGTACAAAGAGCACCGAAAGGCACAGCGAAAGCCAATGGTTTTAGGAGAGGTTAAGGAGCACTTAATCTTTAAGCACAAAGCTAGATGGGTTCATATTCTTGAAGCTGACGATATTATCGGTCTCTGGGCTACAACTCCTGAGAAGGGAGTGGAAAAGATCATAGTAAGTTTGGATAAGGATTTTAATACGATCCCCGGGCTTTCCTACAACTGGAACCACCCTGAAGAGAAGATTGTTGAAACGCCAGAAATAAAGGCAGACTACAACTTTCTAGTTCAAACCCTTACCGGGGACCAAGCTGATGGTTACCCGGGGTGTCCCGGGATAGGCCCCAAAAAAGCGGCTGACCTTTTGGACGGGTTTAAGACCGTGGAAGAGTCTTGGCCTAAGGTTGTAGCCGCCTTTGAAAAGGCAGGGTTTGGGGAGGGAGAGGCGCTTGTTCAGGCTCGGTGCGCTCGTATCCTTCGCCACGGCGAGTACAACTTCAAAACAAAAAAGGTTGCTCTATGGGTTCCGTAAACGATTGTCCAGTTAAAGACAGCGGGGAGCGCCAAAAGTTTTCCACCGGGTCCCAAAGGGACACCCGGGACGGAAAGGGCCGCTACGACCTTTTGATGTGCCACGCCATCTATATGGTTGCTCGGCAACTCGAGGAAGGCGCTAAAAAATATAACCCTAGGAATTGGGAAAAGGGACAGCCTCTTTCCCGGTATATAGATTCAGCCTTGCGTCATATCTTTAAACATCTAGAAGGGCACAGAGATGAAAGACACGATGTCGCGGCGGCTTGGAACTTACTGGCTCTTATTGAGACTAAACACAAGATTGATAAAGGGTTGCTGTCTAAGGAGTTAGACGACTTGCCGCCAGAGGTTAAGCAATGAGTTTTAGGACGCCAGACCACGAAGACAAATTCCCCCCTGTTCCAGAGGTTTTACTAAAAGAACTTGAGTTCAGAATACCCGAAAAGTGTCCTGAGTTGAGTTTTACTGACAGGGAAGTTTGGTTTTATGCTGGACAGCGTGCGCTTGTGCGCCTATTAAGAGAGAAATTCAGAGAACAAAACGAAACAATCTTAACGAAAGAGACCTAAATATATGTGTATGTCGTCTAGCCCTCCTCCTCCTCCCCCGCCCCCGCCGCCTCCCCCTCCGCCCCCTCCCCCGACTCCTCCACCGACACCCACCGCTGAAAAGGTGGCCCCGGCAATGGAGACGGCTGGTAGCGACGCTGGCGAACAGCGGTTGCGGCCCCTTCGGCGTGGACGTTCTGCCCTCCGCATTGATATGACGGGCGGGACCGACACCGGGCTAAACCTCCCTAGCTAAGTTCTATATGCCTCAAGTTGATCTGTTCGGAGACAGCAATGTCCCGAAAGGGACAGAAGTATACGATAAGCGTATAGCCAAGATTCAGGCCGAGATTCACAATTATCTCAGGCAAGGATTGGTTCCCGGCGCTGTTCAGCAAGTAATCGACAAGCTGGACAACATCAGTATTGACGCCGACAGCGTTAATCTAAATACGGATCAACTTGAGGCGAAGCTGGACACGCTAAATGCGCTTGTAACTACTCTTCAAGCTGACACGGCTTTAATAAAACCAGACGTAGATGTTATTGCGGCTGGATTAGGCACTGATGGACAAGTTCCGACTTCAAATAGATTTGTAAAAATTGGAGGCCACCAAGACGGGAGTAATAGCGTAGAACATATTGCTCACGTAAGTGCTGGAGGAGCGCTTAAAGTAGACAATTCAGACGTAACACAACCTGTATCAGATAGGGGTGCTACTGGAGAAGCAACTGTAACTACGGTTACGTATACTGTAGTTTTGTCAGTTCCAGTTGATTTTTTAATTAAAAGCGCTACTGCAACCAGAAAATTGCTTGCAATTTACAACGAAGGACCGGGAACTCTGTATGTTATTTATGGTTCTGGCACACCTAGCAGTTCAAATTATTCAGTAAGACTAGACACAAAAGATTATTTAGAAATTGAGAAATATACAGGAGAAATTAGAGGAATCTATTTATCCGCTGGATCGGCAAAAGTAACTCAAATTATATAATATGCCTCTGTACAGAGATTTTCTTTCTGGTGTATTTCCAGAAACAATAGTTCCCCCTTCTAGGTTTGGAATAAACGTTCCTCCTCGGCTTGGTAACTCTACTGGAACCGGGGCAGAAATAGCAATACTCAATCAAACCCTTTGTTTATTTCCTATTCTTGTTCCTAAACAAATAACAATAACTTCCATCCAAGTACGAACTGGAGGAGGAGCTACGTATTGGCCCAATGCGGCGGCTATTCCATACTATTTTAGATGGTACGAAATGGGTATAGATGGATTACCCGGAACACCAAAAACGAGCACGGCAACTGGTTCATTTAGTGCCGGGACCACGGCTAATACTTGGGTTACGATAGGGTCAACAAATTTAGTTTTTGATAGGGGTATTTATTGGTTTGGACTTGCGGCTGGAGCGTCTTCTTTTAGCCTTGCAGGGTCAAGCGCCTATAACCCGGGTATTGAAAGTCTTATATTTCAAAAAATTATTGGATTAGGGTCTACTCAAACATCAGAAGCAAGATGCTTGGTTACTGCAATAAACGCAAGCTTTGATATTCCTGATGATTTAACTACAAGATTATTAGATTTAACCTTTGCTACGGCTTCGCAAACAACGCTAAGAGTCCGAGTTACACAACCAGTTATATGGGCTTCGTACACTTAAAATGAGAAATTTTGGAACAGACGATGACGCTGGCTTGGCTTTGCCAAAGACCAGACTTTTCGGAAGGAGGCAGAGATCGCATCAAAGCCTCTGACTGGAAATTATGCCAGAAGTCGGGGTCGGGGTTCTTGTTGTCTCCGAAAGGAGCAATAAGTTCCCCTTCTTCGAAAGAAATCATAAGACTGTTCCAAAATTTTATTTAATATGAAATACATATTTTTAATTGGATTTTTGCTAAGTGGGTGTTCTAACGAAAAATTGAACAACCCTGAGTTGCCTGTTTATTCGGACATGGGAGCCGCCTCGGATGCTGGAAAGGTAAAGCCGTGAAAAGAATCGCTTTATCAATTCTTATAGCCTTTGTAATTGGAACAAAAAATGCTTGGCTTTTTTGGAAGGCTTATTCTTTGGCTTCGGATCAGACTTCTAAAGCAAGCGACCTTTTTTATTATGGAAATGTAAAACACAATATCTGCTACGAACGGGTAAGGACACTCCTTCAAAAGGAAGGAGTTGAAAAAGACAGCCTAAAAGGTGCTGTTGTTCATCTTGCCGTCGCCCTAGCCTACCTTAGCCAAAACAAATGAGCGCAAACAACGGAGCCAGTTACTTTTCAAAGTTTAGCGAGGATGACATTCTTGCGGCTTTGCAATACCTTCTGGAAGAAGGATTTATACAACTTTACGAAGACGAAAACGGAGAATTGTTTGTCAAAATCAATTCTGAAGATATAACGGACGAAGAGTAATCTATATGGACGAATATAAAACAGGCGCATCGCTTTACAGCGAGCTAGAATCCCCAAGGCAGACTTACCTTGAAAGGGCGCGGGAATGCGCTGAGTTGACTATTCCAACTTTGGTCCCGCCAGAGGGCAACAGCTACGCAACCATCTATCCGACTCCTTTTCAGGGAATTGGAGCCCGGGGGGTTAACAACCTAGCGGCAAAACTGTTGCTTGCGCTGTTCCCGCCAAACGCTCCGTTCTTCAGGCTTGCGGTTGATCAGTACAGGCTGAAAAAGATGGGTGGGGATGAGAAGCTAAAAACCGAAATTGAAAAGGCGCTGGCTGAGATTGAGCGCTCGGTAATGAAAGAAGTTGAAACCTCAGCGCTTCGGGTCCCGATTTTTGAGGCCCTTAAGCATCTTATTGTCACGGGCAATACGCTTCTTTATTTCCCTGAGGATGGTGGTCTTCGGGTCTTTAAGTTGGAGAATTACGTCGTAAAGCGGGATGCCTTTGGGAATGTGCTTCATATTGTTACCAAAGAAACCATAGCACCTTCGGCTTTGCCCGACGAGGCTAAAAAACTTCTTCGCCCCAAAGAGGGCAAAAGTGAGGATTATTCTCACGAAAAAAGCGTGGACCTTTACACTTGTGTTCACCGAGAAGACAAGAAATGGGAAGTTTACCAGCAGATTAACGGAATGATGGTTCCCGATAGCGAGGGCTACTTCCCTATTGATAAGTGCCCGTTCATCCCGCTTCGCTATAGCCGTGTTGACGGAGAAGATTATGGCCGTGGATTGGTTGAGGAATACCTAGGCGATCTGCGCTCCCTTGAGGGGCTGACAAAGGCAGTTGTTGAGGGTTCTGCCGCCGCCTCTAAAGTTATCTTCATGGTTCGTCCTACCGGGACAACCAAAGCCAAAACCCTTGCCGAAGCCAAAAACGGATCGTTTGTTTCGGGCAACCGGGATGATGTCGCGGCTTTGCAAATGGAAAAGTATGCGGACTTCCGGGTAGCTAAAGAGATGATGGCTGAAATTCAGACCCGCCTTGGTTTTGCCTTCTTGCTGAATACTTCCGTTCAGCGTCAAGCCGAGCGGGTGACCGCCGAAGAAATCCGTTTCATGGCCCAAGAGCTAGAAACTGCTTTGGGCGGCGCTTACTCGATTTTGAGCCAAGAGTTTCAGCTACCCTTGGTTGATCGTCTGATGACCCGTATGGGCAAAGAGGGCCGACTGCCTAAGCTTCCCAAAAATAACCTTATTCGCCCAATGATTGTCACAGGCGTTGAGGCCCTTGGGCGCGGTAACGACTTAAACAAGCTTGATCTGTTCTTGGCAGGGATTGGGCAAATCTTTGGGCCAGAAGCTATTGGGCAATATATTAACATTGAAGACTATTTGAAGCGCCGGGCTACTTCTCTGGGCATCGACACCGAAGGCTTAATTAAACCTCAAGAAGAGATTGCACAAAGCTCGCAAAACGCCATGATGATGCAGATGGCCAACAAGCTTGGTCCTCAAGCTATAAAAAGCTTTACTGATGTTGCGATGACCCAAGCGCAAAATCAGGCCCCGGAACCACCACAACCATAACTTGGGTCGAAAGGAAGGAAGAAAACAATGGCAACTGACTCAGTAGTTATTCAGCCCGAGGTAACCCCGGCTGATGCACCCGTAGAGAGCAAGGTAGATACAAACGCCCCGGATCGCCCGCAATGGCTCCCCGAGAAGTTCAAAAGCGCGGAGGACCTCGCTAAGGCTTACGGGGAGTTGGAAAAGAAAATGGGCGCTCCCCGGCAGGGCGCTGAAGCAGAGGGCGAAGCAGACCAAGCTAACCAGCCAGCAAAGACCGAAGAGCAGTCTAAGCAAGAACAGGCTGTAGCTTCT